CGCATGCTGGCTCTCCGACCGCGGGGCTCGGCTGAACGGGTTCTTGCGGGGGTTGGAGAAATCCTTTATTTTTTGGATCTCCTCATCTGTCCGGCCCGCCGCCGTCCAGGGCAGCAGCACATGGAGGCAGTTGGGGTGTATGTTCAGCCAGGTGTTTGCCAGTGTGTCCGGCCCTGCCGGGTCTACCTTCCCGAACGCCGCCGCCAGGGGCGGGAAGTCCGGGTCTGTGCCGCTGCGGGAGTACACCCGGCCCTCATAGGGTGCGCACAGGGCGCAGGTAGTGCCGTGGCTGGATATCATGTATAGGTCGTGCTCCGGGTCCGCGGTGCGCCCCGCCAGCACCTCCGCCTGCCGGGAGGTGGTTCGGGAGACCATCGTGCAGTAGGTATGCAGGCTCCAGTCCCGGCCCGCCTTGTCGGTAAAGGCCCGGACGCCCTCCCGCCGGAGCTCCTGCACAAAGGCGGGCACCGAGGCGTTCACGCCGCGTCCTGCGGCCTGCTGCGCCGCCACCTGTTCCAGCCCTACCCGGCGGTATACGTCCGGCTCCACGCGGCCAAACAGGGCGGATTGCAGGGTAGCCATCACAGTCATGGAGGCGTCGGTTATCTCCCCCATCAAGTTTGCCGCCAGCCGGTCCACAATGGCGTGCTGCTCACCCGTGAGCACGGCCGCGTTGGCGTAGCCTGCGGCGTGCTTGGCCGCCGTCTCCGGCACCTCCAGGGCCTTCCGGGCCTCTGGCACCCGGACATAGAACTGCTTTTCAATCATCTTTGGGACGTATTCCCAGCAGTCTGATTCCATCTGCCGGAGGATGGCCTGCACCCGCTCCAGGGCGGCCACAGCGTGGTAATCCACCAGACCCTGGGAGCGAAGCCGCCCAATCTCGTTGATGATGGCGGTCTCCGCTCTTAGATAGATGGAGACTAGCTTTTCTAGCTCCTTTTCATTGGGGGTGCGGTTCAGTGACGGCATTTATTCCTCCACAATTTCGAACAATTCCGGCGGATAGAGATACCCGCTTGGGATGTCCTCATAAGGATTCTCTTCGCTGTCCTCGTCTACAATTCTGTACCATCCGTTCTCTACCGCTGTCACATCATATACCTTTCCATGCATGAGCATAAGCGGGTCGCTCTCGCCAAGAAACCTGACTTTCATTCCCATTTCACCACTTTTACGCTATACATCTCTCCATTTGCCTCGAACCAATGGAGAACAGCTCCCTTTTGGGCCCCAGCATTAAGCACAACTCCGTGCCCTTGTGCCTTCCTCCACTGTGACGCTGGGATTCCTGTTTTGCCCTCCAAAAAATGAGCTACACTTATTGGCTTCTGTCCAGGCCCGCCCGCAAAGATGTACGCATCTGTAATTTTACTGCCCGGCGCCAGCTTATACCGTTCCATAGAGCCGTCCTGTCCCATTGCTGTTACAGTTTGGTTTCTTCCAACGGTTCTGTCCAGGAGGGGAATCTTACCACTTTTGATTCCCTCAGTCAACATTTTTCCTTCGGAAAAACGGCCGTTTTTCTCTCTCGGCTGACCAGGATAATCCATCACTGCCGCGTCCTGTGCAATTGACTCAAAAGGGGCAGATACCTCTCCTCCATACCCCATCCCAGCCAGCGGGTCGCGCAGGGCGGTCACATCCTGGTAGGTTTTCCCGGCGTTGGCCGCGATCTCCTCTTCGGAAATACTGTCAAACATCCCGGTCTCGTCCGCCAGTTTCTTGAGCTCCTTCTGGGCCGTGTCCACGTTGAGCAGCCCCGCCTGATAGCCGGATACGATGGCTTCGCTTTTGGTCTTGGCGATCTCGGCCACCTCCTTCGCCGTGGGCGTCCACAGGGGCGGGAAAGTGATGTCCAGCCCGTCGGGTACCGCCCCCCAGGCTGACATGGCCAGGACCGGCAGCAGCTTTTCCAGAATGGGCCGAAGCTTGGCCTCCCGCAGCGTGTCCACGTAGTCATAGTAGTTCCGAAGGTCGCTCTCCCCGGTGGCGTTCATCCCCGCCGGGGAGCGTCCGAACAGCTTGGTCACCGGAATCCGGGACGCGCCGGACAGGTCGAGGCACATGGAGTCGTAGACCTCCTGGAGCCCGGTGAAGGTGTACTGGGTATTCTTAATCTGGTCGCCCCGGTTGACCAACTGCATGCCGAAATTGGACTTCATCACGCTTTGGGCCTGCATCACGTTCCAGAACCGCCTCTGCTGCTCCCCGGACGTAACGGAAAAGAGCTGGTCCAGGTTCTGCACCTCCATGGTGTCCACGTTGGCCCGGAAGGTGAGCGCGGCCATGTTGGCGGCCACGTTGTCATGCTTAACCACATCATTGTATAGGGCCTCCACCTCGGACTCTCCCCAGTACAGCTCCGCCACCCGCTCCAGGAAGGGCAGGTCGCGGCCGGTGAACCGCACCAGCCTTGAGTGGTGCACCTTCGCCACCGTGTTCCCCCTGGCGTCGGTGATGGAGTAATAGGCGGGCACCGGCTCTCCGCCCTCGAATACCAGCTCCATACCGGGTACCACGCCCTGCCAGCGGTCGAGTATGTAAAGCCCTTGGAAGGTACCGGGGTAAATGCTCTCCAGCTCCAGCGGCTGGCCCAGCATCCCCTCCTGTCCGCGGATCATGATAAGTCCGGCGGCGCCTCCGTACAGCCTGCCCCACCGCAGTCCCTCGTTGACCCGCTCCCGGAGCGCCGTCACGCGCTGAACGCGATCCAGTTCCTTCAGGTGCTCCGGCCCCACCGCTCCGGCGGGAGCGAACCACTTCTTTGTCATGTCGTCCGGGATGATGCCCACCACGTTCTGTACTACCCAGTTGTCCCGGTAGAGGGAGTTGAGCAGGGCGTAGTTGTCCGTCATCCGGGTCAGCGGATACTCTGTGGCCTCCAGCGGCGACTGGGAGCCATAGCCCAGCCGGAACAGCGGGTTGGAAAATGCGTCTTGTACGCTCACCGCCTCGGTATTTGGTTGTGCGCCCCTGGGGCGGCTTTTATTGCGTCTGGACACTTACTCGAACCTCCAGTCCGGCAGTGAATTGATGTAATAGCGCAGGGCGTCCGGCCCGTGGTCCCGCTCCTTCAGGGGCTTCTCATCCCCCCGCTGGCCCGCCTTCTTGTCCCACAAATAGGTGCCCAGTTCGTCCAGCAGGCCGGCACAGGCTTCACTGACCAGAATTTTTCTGCGGTGAAACAGGCTTCCGGTCTTGCGTATGCCGTCCAGCACCTCATTTTCCGCAGGGATGACATACACCCCCCGCCGCCTCAGTTCCTCGATAAACGAGGCCGCCGAGGGATCTACGATCACCGCGCACCATTCCCTGCCCAGAAAGTCCAGAAGGTCGTCGGCATACTCCTGGTCGGTCTTCTGCCGGCGCTCCTTCCGGCTGTCCCAGCGGTACTCCCTGTCCACCCGGATCACTCCATCGTGGTCATAGATGTCCAGAAACACCGTAGGGTTGGCGGTACCGTAGTCACAGGCCACGGTTCTCTGGGAAACCCATTCCAGATCCACCGGGCGTTCCTGCGTCCGGTAGACATTCTCTGTCTGGTCAAACATGTCGTAGATAAGCCCCTCCGACATGACCCACAGGCCCAGAATGTACCGCTGGTAGAACACCCCGGCATAATACATGCTCCGGTATCTGGCCCGGGTGGCCTCGTCCAGCACCGGGTTGTCCTCCATGGTGAAGTGCAGATGGAGGGCCTTGTGCTCCTCCGCCTTTAGAATCCACTCCTGCCGGAACCAGTGCTGCGGCCCCTCCGGGTTGCAGTTGAACCATAGCTTTGCCCCTGTCACGGAGCACCGGGCCATGGCCTGTTCCACAAAAGAGCGGGGCATCAGGGCCACCTCGTCCAGCAAAACCCCCGCCAGGGTGATACCCTGAATCAGCGTGTAGGAGCTCTCGTCCTTGCCGCCGAACAGGTAGAAGCGGTTCTCCCGCACCCCACGCCGGGCCGTAATTACATGGCCGGAGCGGCTGTAGGAAATGGTGAAGTTCTGCCGCAAATACTGCACCGCCAGAAGCGGCGTCACAATGTTGCGCTCCACCGCTCCTACCGACTTCCCACAGAGTGCAAACGCGCAGCCGTTGAAACGTCCCATTGCCCACAGGAAGAAGGACAACGACATGACTGAGGTTTTTCCCGACCGCACCGCGCCGTCACAGATAAGCGCATCATAGTCCCGGTATGGGAAACGCAGAATCTCCCTCTGCTTTTCAGAGAAGCCCATTTCCCATCTCCTCCTTCAGCGACGCGGTGATC